GTAGATGAATTTGATGTTATTGATGACGAGGAGGAAGCACTATGAGTTGGACATACAAGACTGATACGGGTCTTTATGATGTTACAAAATTGAATGATGAATCTAAGATTGCATTCCAATATCTAGCTGAAGTTGAAAGTGAGCTTCAAGTTATTGGCAAGCGAGCAGATGTGCTACGAGCCGCAGCTTCTGTGTTTCATAAAACTATTCAAGATAATTTAACTGATGAGGCCATCGTGCCAGAAGAAGAGGAGGATAACGGGGGCGAATAGCCCCCTTATTTTTATATGACATTCGTAAAAGTTCATTTACCTTGCCCTAATTGTGGAGGCCACGATCCTGTATCAGTTAACGATGACGGGTCTGCGTGGTGCTTTAGCTGTCAAACTAGATTTAAAAATTACGAGAGTGCTATGAAAGGTGAAACAGTAAGCGACTTTAAAACTTACAAGAATAATTCTATGAATGAAATCGAAGGAGAGTTCATACGACTAGACGATAGATCAATATCTTTAGAGACTGCTAAGAAGTACGGAGTAAAGGCATTATCTAGAAACGGTGAGATTGTAAAGCACTACTACCCATACTACAATGCCAATGAAATATCAGGATATAAAGTTAGAGAGGCGGGTAAGATCTTTAGTTGGAAGGGGTCCTCTCACGACTCAGGACTTTTTGGACAACAGGCCTTTCAAGAAGGAGGTAAATACATAACAATTACTGAGGGTGAGTGCGATGCTATGGCTGCATACGAACTCATGGGGTCTCGTTGGCCTGCGATCTCAGTAAAGAATGGTGCTGGAGGCGCAGTAAAAGATATTCAAAAGAACATAGAGTTTATAGAAAAGTTTGAAACAGTTGTTATATGTTTTGATAATGACAAGCCGGGTAAGGACGCGGCAAGAAAGGTAGCTAAACTATTAACGCCCGGTAAAGCTAAGATCATGCAGCTTCCTGAGGAGTACAAAGACCCTAATGATATGTTGCGTAAGGGGCAACACCAAAACTTTACAACTTGCTGGTGGGCAGCAAGGGTCTATACACCTTCTGGTGTTTTAAATCTTTCTGATAATATTGGTAAACTTTTATCTAGAGAAAATAAAGTTTACGTCCCTTATCCTTGGGCTGGGCTTAACGAAAAACTCTACGGTATAAGGCAAGGTGAGCTTGTAACCATCACTGGTGGGACAGGTCTGGGTAAGTCTAGTATAACAAGAGAACTAGAACACTGGTTTCTAAATCAGACAGAGGATAACGTAGGTGTCATTGCGCTTGAAGAGGATTGGAAAAGAACAGCAGATGGTATTCTTTCTATTGAAGCAAATCAAAGACTATACATAGATCAAATAAGAGAAGACTATGGTGAGGAACAATACACTGAGTTAGTCAACAAAGTATTCGGAGGTAAGAATAAAGATCGCCTTTGGATTCACGCGCACTTTGGTGCTAATGATTTTGAAGATATTATTTCTAAGATTCGCTATATGATTATAGGCTGCGGGTGTAAGTGGATTATTGTAGATCACTTACATATGCTTGTATTATCTGCTACCTTCGGGGATGAGCGTACAACTATCGACAATATCATGGGCCGACTCAGAACACTGACAGAAGAAACAGGTGTAGGCCTAATACTTGTCTCGCATCTTAGAAGGATTGAGGGTAATAAGGGACACGAGCAGGGTGTTGTTGTAGGGCTATCACATCTCAGAGGCTCTGCAAGTATCGGCCAGATATCAGACTGCGTGATTGCACTAGAAAGAAACCAACAGTCAGAAGATCCTATAGAATCTCAGACAACTCACTTGCGTATTCTTAAATCAAGGTACACTGGAGATGTTGGTATGGCTTCTCATTTGTTGTATGATAAAGAAACAGGAAGGCTCAAGGAAATATTTCTTGAGGATTTAGATGACGAATTAGAGGAGGCTGATATTTGAAATCATTAGTCTTTGATATTGAGACAGATGATTTAGATGCACAAAAGATTTGGTGTATCTCTACCATCGATGTCGATACTGAAAAGCAAGTTTCCTTTGGTCCTTCAGAATTATCTGAGGGACTAGAGGTTCTCAGAACTGCTGATAAACTTATAGGCCACAACATCCTTGGCTTTGATATCCCAGTCATAAATAAATTAACTGGTATAGATTTATCCGATAAACAGATAGTAGATACGCTAGTTCTTTCTAGGTTATTTAATCCTGTGCGTGAGGGTAATCATGGCCTAGAAAGGTGGGGCTATGCACTAGGTTCTCCTAAGATTGAGTTCGACAAATACGATGAGTATACTGAAGAGATGCTTAAGTATTGCGAGCAAGATGTATTCTTAAATTATAAAGTATACAATGCGCTACGTCAGGAGTCTAAAGGTTTCTCTAGAGATAGTGTTATTCTTGAGCATAGAGTAGCTAGGATTTTATCAGAGCAGAGAGAGTATGGGTTTCTTTTAGATGTTGAAGCATCCAGTAAATTACTTAGTATTCTAAATACTAGAATGGATGAGATCATGAAAGAAATTCAAGTTGTTTTTAAACCTAAGAAAGAGACGAGAAAAATCTTTAGACGATATAGTCCTACGGGGAATATATTAAAGACGGGTAAAGATAATTTCGGTAAGAACGTTAGGCTGACCAACACTGAATATGAAGAGATTAAAAGAAATAAAGTTATCACTCGTACTTACACTAAAGAATTTAATCCGGGGTCTAGGCAGCAGATAGGAGAATATCTTCAGGACTTTGGCTGGGAGCCTCAGGAGTTTACGCCAACAGGACAGGCCAAGATAGATGAAAAGATATTATCTGAGATCAAAGATATTAAAGAAGCTGAAGTTATTGCTGAGTATCTTATGATTCAAAAGAGGGTTGCCCAGATTAACTCGTGGCTTGACGAACTCAATGAAGAAACCGGAAGAGTCCATGGCTTTGTTAACCATAACGGTACTATAACAGGGCGTATGACACACCGAAGTCCTAATATGGCTCAGATACCTAGTGTCTCTTCCTCGTATGGAAAAGAATGCAGGGCTTGCTGGATTGTGCCTAAGGGATATAAACTTGTAGGTATAGACGCCAGCGGTCTTGAGCTTCGTATGCTTGCACATTACATGAATGACGAGGACTATACTAATGAAATCCTTAATGGAGATATACACACCACTAATCAAAAACTTGCTGGACTTGAATCAAGAAATCAGGCAAAGACTTTCATCTATGCCCTACTCTACGGAGCAGGAGATGCTAAGCTTGGAACTGTGGCTGGAGGAGGTAGAAACGCTGGCAGGAACCTTAGAAAATCATTTGTTAGTAATCTCCCATCATTTGCACATCTTAAAAATCGCATTGGAAGAGCAGCCTCGAAAGGATATCTTAAAGCATTAGACGGTAGAAAACTATTTGTACGTAGCGAACATAGCGCATTGAACACATTACTCCAGGGTGCTGGAGCTATTGTAATGAAGAAAGCTCTTGTGTTATTATATGACAAGATAAAAGACCTTGATGCACACTTTGTTGCTAACGTCCACGATGAGTGGCAAATAGAAGTACGAGAAGATCAGGCTGACTTAGTAGGCAAGCTGGGTGTCGAAGCCATACGGGAAGCGGGTGAAACTTTAAATCTTAAGTGTCCTCTTGATGGAGAATATAAGATAGGAGATAACTGGAGTGAAACACATTAAACACGAACCCAACAGAATAGGTGACATGGCAGAACACTACGCCATCACATGGCTATGGGACAAAGGCTACCATGTGTTCAAGAACTGTGGCTGCACAGGACCTGCTGATATAGTTGCTATCTGTCCCAGTGGAGAAACCTTATTGATTGATGTCAAATCATACAAGGACGGAAGGTTATCTTCTAAAACCAAAGACCAACGAAAGCTTGGCGTACAATACTTACACTATAACTCAGAGACTAGAAAATGTCGATTCGTAAAACACAGGAAATAGTAAAAGATATATACTCTAAACTAGATGAACTTAATGATGGACCAATAGAAATATCTGAAGAACTCATAGAGGACTTTGGAGAAGCTATGAAATCTGCTATAAGATCTTGGTCTGTACCTCAAGGTCGTGAAGGTTTCTCTTTGAGAATGTCTAACATAGGAAGACCTATGCGCCAGCTTTGGTTTGAAAAGAAAGCTGCTGCTAAAGACAACAAACTACCAGCCTCTCTGTTTATTAAATTTTTATACGGGCATCTTCTAGAAGAGCTTGTTCTTTTACTGGTTAAAATGTCGGGGCATGAAGTAACAGATGAGCAGAAAGAGATTGAAGTCTGCGGAATCAAAGGCCACATGGACTGTAAGATAGATGGTGAGGTCGTTGATGTTAAGTCTGCATCGGGCTTTTCCTTTAGTAAGTTTAGTAAAGGGCTTCTAACAGAAGACGATCCTTTCGGTTATCTATCTCAGCTTGCGGCTTATGAACATGCAGAGGGAACAAACAACGGCGGCTTTCTTGTTATCAATAAAGAGACAGGAGAGCTTTGTTTTTATCAGCCCGAAGAGCTAGATAAGCCCAATGTAAAGCAAAGAATAAAAGATTTAAAACATAAGTTAGATCTTGTAAATCCTCCTGACTTTTGTTATCCTCAGATACCAGAAGGTAAATCAGGTAACATGCGTATAGCTAAGAACTGTACGTATTGTCCCCATAAGTTTGAATGTTATAAAGATTCAAATGATGGAAAGGGTTTAAGAGCCTTTAAATATTCTAAAGGCCTCATGTATTTCACTGAAGTTAAAAAGAAACCTAAGGTAGATGAGTTATATGAATGGGAAGAAAGCAACCAGAATACATAAACAAGCCCTTCTTATTTATAGGGATTGGATGGTCTCTATGTTGCCCGAAGAAGAGGTGGCTAAGATAAAGAAACCAGAAAACAATCATCCTGTATACGACACTAAAGGAACAGCAAGGTCTATACCGTATTCCTACAGGGGCGCTAAAAGATTTATAAAAAATAATATGCGTTATAAACCAATAGAAAGTATAACTATTAAGGATATAGAGTGGCGGCTAAAATCAAATCGGGGCTTCGCAAACGAAGAGTAAAGAGGCCCGTAGAAAAAAATGTTGCGAAAGGCTATGACTCTAATTGGGAATATGAGCTTCATACTGGTATACTTAAAGATTGGGATATCCATAATGCAACAGTAGACTATATTGTAGAGCATACATATCATCCAGATTTCATAAGGACCTTTGGTAAGCAGACAATCTTTCTGGAAGCTAAAGGTAGGTTCTGGGATCATGCAGAGCATAATAAATATGTATGGGTTAAAAAAGCTCTTCCTAAGTCTATAGAGCTAGTGTTTCTTTTTGCAGACCCTTCTGCTCCAATGCCGGGAGCAACAAGAAGAAAGGACGGTACAAAAAGATCTCATGCTGAGTGGGCAGAATCAAATGGGTTTAGATGGTATAGTGTTTATAGTATGCCTAAAGATTGGGTTGACCCTAATTGCCGTATAGAAGAGAATCTAGAATATCCTGAGGAACAAGAATGAAACAACGTACTAAAAAATCCATTGATGATATAGAGCCTTTTGAGTGGGACATGGTTAATAGACCCGCGCACTATAATAAAGGAGACATTGAGTGCATCGACGGAATAGAAGCCATGCTAACAAAAGAAGAGTTTATCGGGTACTTAAGAGGAAACAGTCTGAAATACAGATGGAGGTTCCCGTACAAAAACGGGATAGAAGATTTGAAGAAAGCAGAATGGTACGAGAAGAAGCTCCTAGAGATTCTGAGTAATGAAAAACAATAACAATAATTATATTGACGCTAAGACAGAGCGTAGGAACAAATACAATAAGAAGCACAAAGGTAAACCTACTAAGTCTCAGAAGAA